ACTATGATTGCCAGTATTAATACAACGCTTGCGGAAGCCAAGGGTGGCTGGAAGGTCTTGATGATGTTCGGTGGAGCAGGTGGTTTAATTGGTGCAACGCTTGCGCAGATTATTCACTCGATTCCCGGTGGCAAATAATGCCATCAACAAGTAAAAAACAACACAATTTTATGGCGGCTATTGCACATAATCCTGCATTTGCTAAGAAGGTAGGAATCCCACAATCCGTAGGTAAGGATTTTAACAACGCCGATAAAGGCAAAAAATTTAAAGAAGGTGGAACTATGAAAAGTGATATGAAAGAAGATATGAAAATGGACAAAAAACAAGATGTGTCCATGATTAAAAAAGCCATGAAGCAACACGATGCTCAAGAGCACAAAGGTGGCAAGGGTACAACTTTAAAATTATCTAAAGGTGGACAGCTTTCTAAAGCCGACGGGTGTGCAGTTAAAGGCAAATCCAAAGGTACAATTATTAAGATGTGCATGGGCGGAAAAGCTAAATAATCATGGGCACTGATATTAACGAAAATACCGCAAAGATTCATAGAGAGTCTGTGGCTAAGGCGTTCGGTGCAAAATCGGCTTCTGAGCCTGTAAAAAAACCAGACCCATTAGAGGCAGATGCTAAAGAGCTTCAAGCCCTTTTAGGTAAAGACGTAATAGTAAAGCCAGAAACCAAGATGAAAAATGGCGGTAAAGTTAAATCAGCGTCTGCTAGGGCAGATGGTATTGCTATTCGTGGAAAGACAAAAGCATGAGAGCTTCTCGTGGTATGGGCGCTATTGAGCCTTCTAAAATGCCTAAAGGGGTTAAAAAGCCCCGTAGGGATAACACTGACTTTACTCAGTATGCTGAGGGTGGTGAAGTTTGGAGTAAGCCAAGACCAAAAGGTTTAGGAAAACCAACAAAAATGTCGCCAGCTAAAAAGGCTAGCGCAAAAGCAATGGCTAAAAAAGCAGGTCGTCCATACCCAAATCTAATTGATAACATGAGAGCAGCAAGGAAAAAATAATGGCAACTAAGAATTGGATTCAATCGGCAATTAAAAAACCTGGCTCTTTAAAGAAAGCGTTAGGCGTCGCTACTGATAAAAAGATTCCGCCAGCCAAATTAGCTGCAGCTGCAAAGAAACCCGGCAAGATGGGTAAGCGAGCTAGGCTAGCGGAAACCTTAAAAGGTCTAAAAAAGTGAAAAATTGGGCGGTATTTCTACATCTTATTAAAGGCGTTAGCTTAGGATTTGAGATAGTAGATGATAGCGACGAAAGCTTTTTTGTAATTGATTTATTAATTGTAAGAATCGGAATAGCGTGGGAGCCTAATGGCTAATACATCAGGATTAAGTCAATTTAACCTAGACCTCAACGATTTAGTCGAAGAGGCATTTGAGCGTTGCGGAAAAGAGCTACGTTCTGGTTATGATTTGCGCACGGCGCGGAGAAGCCTCAACCTGCTTTGTATTGAGTGGGCAAACCGAGGTATTAACCTATGGACTGTAGAGCAGGGTCAAATCCTGATGAATACAAGTCAGGCTATCTACCCCCTACCCGTAGACACTATTGACCTCCTAGACACTGTGGTACGTACTAATAATGGTCAAGGCAATAATCAGATTGATATTAATATCACACGCATTTCAGAGTCTACCTACATTACTATCCCTAATAAGAATGCTAATGGGCGTCCAATTCAAGTATATGTAAACCGTCAGACTGGCAACACCGCTAAGATTCCTAATACTACTATTGCTGCTGGGTACCCCATCTCTTCTACGGATACAACCATTACCCTTACAGATGTTTCTACCCTACCTACTCAGGGCTTTGTTAACATTGGTGATGAAACTATTGGGTACCAAAACATTGTTGGAAATCAGATTCTGAACGCTTGGCGTGGTCAGAACGGTACAACCGCTACATCTCATGCCGCTACCGCTGAGGTGTTTACAAATAACTTACCTTGCATTAACGTCTGGCCTACCCCTAATTCTCCTGGCGACCAATACACATTTGTATATTACCGTCTGCGTCGTATGCAAGATGCTGGTTCAGGTTCAAGCATTGAAGATATTCCATTCCGTCTAGTTACCGCTTTGGTGGCTGGTTTAGCTTATAATCTTAGCGTTAAGTTGCCTGATGTTGATCCAAACCGCATCCCAATGTTAAAAGCTGAGTATGAACAGCAGTGGCAGTTAGCTGCGGATGAGGATCGAGAAAAGGCTTCAATTAGATTTGTACCTAGAGTATTATTTTATTGAGGTTATGAATGCCGTCAAAATATGCTTCAGGGAAATATGCAATTGCCGAGTGCGACAGATGTGCGCAACGGTATAAGCTTAAGGAATTAAAGAAAGAGGTCATTAAGACCAAGTTGTACCAGATTAAGGTTTGTCCGTCTTGTTGGGATCCAGATCAGCCACAGTTGTCATTAGGTCTGTACCCTGTAAATGACCCACAAGCAGTACGTGAACCAAGACCTGACGTAAGTTATTACCAATCCGGGAACAATGGATTGCAGACAGAAGTAAATGGGGGTACTACACCGACTGGTTTTGGTAATCCTGATATGGGTAGTAGGGTGTTTCAATGGGGGTGGAATCCTGTTGGTGGTGGCTCAAATTGGCCTCAAACTCCAAATGATTTAGTTTCCGGGGTAATATTAGGTACAGTAACAGTAACAACAAGCTAAGGAGCTTATATGTCATTCAAACAAGGTGCTAACGGCATTGAGAAAAAAGGTAAAACTAAGGGTAAAAACCTTGGCGATTCAGGCCCAACTGCTAAAGTTGAAACCGGTCCAGCTACACGTTCTGGCGGTGGTAAATCTCAGATGGATATGAAAAACTACGGACGAGGCATGGCTAAAGTTATGAATCAAAAGTCCGCTTCAAGAGGACGCTAATCATGGCTGTCGAGAAAAAAGTTAAAGTAACTGCGGCTACTAGCTATCCGCTAGGACATGCCAAAGAGAACAAAGATGCCAGTTCTTACACTGAATTTAAGTTCCCTACAGGTGGCGGTAACGATATTGGTATATACAAACAACCAATGCCGAACGCTCATGCCGCATCACAAGATGTAGTAAGTAAAAGCGGTAACGGAGTAAATGACGTTAACATGTCTGTTGCTGGCGTATCTAAAGGCAACTACGCTAAAGAAAACCCATACGGCGTTGGTGTAATGCGTGGTTATGGCGCTGCTACTAAAGGCCGCAAGATTAGTGGAAAAATGGGCTAAGTTTAAGTAATGAACTATACGCAATTAGTCTCTGCAATTAAAGGATATTGTGAAAACGATTTTCCTGAGACGTCTGGTGATTTTACGTCAGATGCACAGATTGCTACGTTTGTTCAACAATGTGAAGAGCGTGTTTATAACTCTGTTCAAATACCTGCCATTCGTAGAAACGTTATTGGTAGTTTTACAGCGGGTGACCACTACCTTGCATTACCGGCTGATTACCTAGCATCTTTTTCTTTAGCTGTAATTGATAACGATGGTAACTACGAGTATTTGATAGATAAAGACGTTAACTTTATACGGCAGTCATACCCAAATGCAACTACAGATATTGGGGAACCAAGATATTATGCGCAGTTTAAACCCTATACATATTTAATTGGTCCAACTCCAGACGATAATTATAATACTGAGCTACACTATTACTACTATCCACCGTCAATTGTTGATGCTGGTACAAGTTGGTTGGGGGATAATTTTGAAACTATACTGCTATATGGTTCATTATTAGAAGCAGCAGCATTTATGAAATCCGATACGGACGTTGTTACAAATTACCAAAACCGATACAATGAGGCATTAGCACTGCTTAAAGAGTTGGGTGATGGTAAGGATAGAAGAAGTGCTTATCGTGATGGACAACTTAGACTGCCCGTACCTGGGCCTGTTAGATAATTTTTTAGGAGCAAGAAATGGCAATTACTCAAGGAATGGCTACATCATTCAAAGTTCAACTTTTGAATGGACAGCAAAACTTTACATCTAATACTTTTAAATTAGCGCTATATACTAGTTCAGCTACTTTAGGTGAAGGAACAACCGCATACACTACCTCTGGTGAAGTAACTTCTGGTGGTAATTACACTGCTGGTGGAAACACTTTATCGGTTAACGTAACCCCAACATCATCTGGCAACGTAGCTTATGTTTCGTTTGCTAATACTTCTTGGGCTAACGCTACTATTACTGCTAATGGCGCTTTAATTTACAACTCTACCAACGCTAATGCTGCCGTAGCTGTTTTGTCTTTTGGTGGTGATAAAACTTCTACTAATGGTACTTTTGCTGTGAACTTCCCAACTGCTGACGCAACTAGCGCAATTATTCGCTTGACCGCATCATAATCAGTTAATTAGGGGGGCCGTATGGCTTTAGTTCTGCAAGATAGAGTAAGTGTAAATAGCACTGGGTCTGGCACGGGTAGTCTTGTACTGGGTAGCGCTTACCCAGGATTTCGTACGTTTGCTTCGTGCATACCTACTGGCTCTGTTGTCTATTACACGATAACTAACCAAGCTACTGGCTATGAAAATCAGTGGGAAGTTGGTTACGGTACTTACACACTAAGTACTAATACATTAAGCCGAGACGTTGTTTATTCATCTTCTAATGCTGGCGCTCTTGTAAACTTTACTGCGGCAACTAATGGGTTACAGGTATTTATTACCTATCCATCTGAGCAAGCTATCTATCAGGACCCAGATAACAATACTTTCTTTAGAGAAGGTACTATTTCTGTAATAGGCGCTAATGCTACTGCCCCTACATTCCCAACAACACTATCTAGCTTTTCATCTAATGTACCTAGTTATTCCCAATTAGTCGTACAAAATCAAAGTAATGATGCCAATGCGTCCGCAGACGTAGTTGCCTATAATAATCTAGGCGATGGTACTAACTATTTTATAGATATGGGCATTGATAGCTCTACCTATAACTCAGGTGATTACCCAATATTTCAAGCTAATGATGGCTATTTATTTACTGGTGGTAATACAGCTGGTACTGGTGCAGCGGGCGATATAGCTCGTTTGATGGTTGGTACAAGCACTGCTAACAGTAACGTGGTTATTTTTGGTGGTAGTGTTAACGTAAACGCTGCTATTGCTACTTTTGTAGCTTCTACTAAGAACGTTAATTTTGCTAATGGTATCTCTGTAACGGGTAATGCTTCCGCTAATAATGTAACCCTGACCAATCTAGCTTACGCTGCTGGCAATCTATCTAATGCTTCTAATACCACAGTTTTAGTAACCCAGGCTTATGTTGATGCTGCAGTAGCTACAGGTTTTGTTGTACATACTCCTGTTCGTGCAGCTACTACAACTAACCTTTCAGCTAACTATGCAAACGGCTCTTCTGGTGTA